AAAATATCCAAACGGAAGTTGACCAAAAAGTCTGTAAAACATGAGGCGAAAGCCTTAGCAGACTTATGGAATACATACCGCTTCGCTGCTGCTCCTCTTGTTCGGTCTATTATGACCGCACTCGAGGCGTACAACGAAAGGGATATACCTATGCGGACTAAGCGTCGGAGCGCTCATGGGAAGTGTTTATTTACTTCCGATGACGCGCAATCCGATACTCAGTATAAGGGCGCTTACGAAGAGTTTAAATACTCTATCGCGCGCACGGCAGAAATTGCCGGCCATGCTTCAATTCTCTATGAGGTTGATAACCCCTTAGATAATTGGTCTTTTAGACTCGGGTTGCGACTCAAGGACATCCCTGTAACTGCGTGGGAAGTTGTTCCACTAAGTTTCATGGTTGACCGGATTGTCAATATCAAGCAAGCAATTGCTGGTTTGACGAACCTTCTTGATCCAACTGTTTCGATCCTTGCCGCTTCCTATACGACCAAAATCACTCAATCAAACAAATGTTCTTTGATTGATATAGTTTGGGCGGATGGAAGCTATAACGTGACTATTACGAACCCGGATTATGTAGAACATAAAAACTTCTACTACACCCGAAAGGTATGGTCACCGACGGTGTCTGACACTTTTCCCACCTTTACACCTGGTGGACTTGTGAAAGACTTTTCCTCAACTCTTGATCTTCTGGCTATCACAGTCAGCCGGTTTTTATAACCGGAGGGATCATACAAAACCAAAAAGGAAATTTGCATGCCTTTACAAACTGCAAGCGTTCTGAGTGGTGCTACAATAACACCCTCAGGTGGAACTGCCCTAGCCTTTACAGGCGCTGGTATCCGTAACAATACTCATCCTCTCTTCGTAGCTGCAGATGCTGATCTGCGCACACGGAGGACGATGATGTGTACTGTGAAAGATCCCAAAGTCTCGGCTTCGGCTCCAAATGGTTATACCCAAGCGCGTTCGAGTGTGACCTTCAAGTCACCACTTTCTTTGGACAATGGTAGCATTACTGTTAACACTGTCCGCGTCGAGGTAAGCTATGATGTTGAAACATCAGCAGCTGAACTCGCCGAACTGAAAGTAATCGGAGCTCAGATTCTTACTGACTCTGATTTCGATGCGCTGTTCCAGTCTCAATCCTTGGCCTGATGCGTCTATGACGACGCGATGGTTTTGGATTGAACTACTTGCACAGATCATACACATGCTTAGCGATAAACTCGCGAGTACAGGTGTTGCTCTGCCAAGTACAAGAACTGATGGGTCCTACGATTAGTAGGTAACCATTTTCCACTAACTTTCTTCAACAATGGAGAAATTCCAATGAAGAGAAAAGCGAAGATCTTTAATCCTGAACATATCAAAACGAAGATACTTCAGGGAGTTTTACGCGACATACCGTCCTCACTACATGTGTACGAGGACAAGTATGATCCGCTGTTGATGTTGCAGTATCGGTTGGCGAACGAGCTAGACAAGAAATTTGTGTCTGGCTCTAGCAGTTCCGTATTGCTGAGGGGCAAGGCGTTCAAGAAATTTTTGGACACCAATACACATATGAAGAACTTTACGGGCTGTTTTTCCCCGTGCGTTCATCCCATGGTCCCTCAGTCGAAGCATTCCTATAGAGATAACGTTCTCTTAAGGGCGCGACGACTTATGCACTACGTTCTCACGCCATTCAGCGAAGACGAATGGTTCCAATGTTGTAAACACGGAACCGGTACTTCTCTAGGTGTATCTTTTAATGATACATCTCTAGAAGCTAAGTCTAAGCTGCCGATGACTGCTACTAGGCGGGTTACCTCTCTACTTGATCGCTACCTCGGCTTCGACAGTCAGTTGAAGTCGGCCGTTATTGCTTATAACGGCGATTCCCCGATCGGGGAGTGGTACGAGGTTGTAGAAGGTTCGCGGGCTACTACCGTCCCAAAGACTTCTTCTATCGATCGTATGATAGCTGTAGAGCCCACTGGAAATATGTTTTTCCAGCAAGGCCTCATGGCTATGATGTACGAAAGAATGAAGAAAGTCGGCTTGGATCTGGAGTCTCTACCTAGAATGCACAAAGATCGAGCTCGAATCGCGTCGATCACTTCGAAAGAAGCGACGATTGATTGGAGCTCTGCATCTGATTGTGTGAGTCTCGAACTATTACGTTGGTTATTACCTCCTATATGGTTTGAGTGTTGTGACATGGTCCGCTCCCCCCTCATGTCTGTTGACAATGAGTACGTGGAGCTGAACATGTTTTCAACAATGGGTAATGCGGTAACCTTTCCGCTGGAAACTCTAGTCTTCTGGGTGCTAGCACATGCTGTTCGTCTTCAGGAGTTAGGAACCTTGAGTCACTTTCCGGAATGGAAAGATCGACACTCGTGTTCCGTCTTCGGAGACGATTGCATTGTGCCCTCTGAGATTGCATCTCAATTTATTGAGATAGCGACTTCAGTGGGTTTCATCATCAACAATGAGAAATCATTTTGTGATGAAACATCGCACTTTAGGGAGAGCTGCGGTGGTGATTACCTCCGTGGCTATGACGTGCGGCCCTTTCATTTAAGGGCCCCCACTAGCAACCGTTTGAGCGCCTTAGAACCATGGCTGTATATTATAGGAAACCGTCTCATGCTAAAGTACATGACGTGCTTTGGCAAACGGAACTATATATACAAAGATGGACTCTTTGGTACACTCAGTAAGTTGTTCGCCGAGTACAATCTTACATTAAAGATTGTGCCCGACGACTATCCTGACGATGCAGGCCTGAAAATGTCTTCTGACATTCAAAGGCTACGTTCTAACTACCCTTGGAAATTTTCAAGAGTAGCTGTGAACCAGCATGGTACCTATACTTTCCTTTTCTGCTCATTTAATTATAAGCAGAAGGTAAGGCGGTTTGATGACCTCCACTATGCAGATTGGCTCCGGAAACGGGCCTATCTACAACGTGGTTGTGATCAAGAGCTCGACGACGAACGTCAGCAACTTCGGTACAGGTTGAAGCGTTATTGCTTCAAACATAACCTGCGAAGAACTGGCTATTCCCGTTTTGCCCGAGAACCGTTGTTATGGTACAAGCGTAAGGATAGAGGTGGCTACGTAGTAGCAAAGGGAAAGACGGCCCATTGGACCGTTCCAAAGCGGCGTTAGCCGCTGAAGATCCCTAATAAAACACGCACAAGGTT